GCTGCTTCGGCCTTTGAACTGGGGCGACCAGAGATTCCGTTAGCTGCCACGTTTGAGGCGGTCGCAAATGATAGCGACCTGACCTACTACGCAGACGAGAATGAACTGTATCCTCCCGTTCGCCAGAGGCACGACCAGACACTTCGGACGTGGCAACAAGATGATCCTTATTTCGACCGTCCCGTCTTCTACTCGGTTCGGACGGTGGAATTTGATCCTTTGGTTGGATCACGCAAAAGGTTGGCGTTCTATCCGACTCCCGACGCGGCCTACGTCCTTCGGGTTCCCATGATCCTGCGGCCAACGATGATTGACGCGACGAATCTATATCCGGTCGGGGGAGAGACCTTGGCACAGGTCATCACGGAAGCCTGCTTGGCAGCAGCGGAACGTAACTTCGAGGAACAAGAGAGCACACACACCAAGCGGTTCCAAGAGCTATTACACCTTGCTATTGCTACCGACCAGGAAAAAAGCTCACCGACTTCCCTTGGTAGGGACTCTCCCCGTGATAAACGTCGCAACGTCAGTTCCTATTGGTTACGATCTTCCAGAATCGGGACGTTGTCATTGGATGGAGACGATCTGTGATGATTTCTGAGAGGCGAAGTAAGAGAGCGAGTAGTGTTAGTTTTTCCATCTGGCCCACGGGGCTGCCCCGAACCACTTTAACAAGGAGTAGATCATGTCTGCACACCGAGTATTGAAAGACTTGTTTCGAGCATTTGAGGCTAACGGACCTGGCGTGCTGAATGATCCTGGTGACGCTGGGAGCATTGATCCGACCATGTGGGGTCAGCAGTGTCTCATCACCACAGCAGCGGCGGAAACGCGAACGCTGGCCCGACCTGCCAAGGCGGGCATTATGTGCTCTGTTGTCCTCGACACGGACGGTGGTGATCTGACGCTGACTGTCACGGGTGGCTTCAACGACGGGGCGGAAACCGTCGTCACGTTGGACGACGCGGGTGACATGGTTGTGTTCATGTCAGCCAAGACCGGCACAACGTACCAGTGGACGGTCATTCACCAGGAAGGGACGAGCATAGGCGATCTGGCCACCACTTCCGGAGCTGGTATTGCTTCGGCTGACAACTTCGCCAGTGGAGTCAAAAAGATCGGTTCGCTGTTCAAGACGACCATCATCATTGATATCGACGGGTTGGATTCCAGCACGACGCTGACTGACATCATCGGCGGCACCGGCCTTGCGGACTGTCACCTGGGTCAGATTACGGCGGCTCGCAACGGAACCATCTTCGCTGGTGAGGTAACGTGCATCGAGGCTCCGACTGGTGGCGATGCTGACATCGATCTGTATTCGGCGACCGAATCGACTGGTACTGAGAATGCCGTGGTTACTGGCCTGACCGAAACTGCACTCTTGACGGCCGCCAGCACCTGGACGGCAGGTGAAGACCATCCGTTGACTGCCTATCCAGCAGCGGACGAATACCTGTATCTGGTTGTCGGTGCTGGCGGTACGGCGGCTGAATACACAGCTGGCATCCTGAAGATCGAATTATGGGGTAAGTAATCCCATTTTCTGTTACTGATTGAGATTGACCGATGCCTCGACGCAAGCCGATGACCCTGCGATTCCCAGAAGCTGGCGTTGTCCGGCGATGGGGGCTTCGCGCGAGGTTGGATTACCGTGATCCGTACCCATCGCCTTGGGCAGTGAATGTTCGTCTGGAAGGTTCCCTGACCACTCGCCTGCGCGGCGGTTCCTTCACGGGAATCGCCGCGGGTGCGAGACCGACGACTCGCTACCGGGATCGCCTACTCACGTTCAGCACCAACGCCATTACGGCCACGCGGATGGGAGACGACACAGACACGACTCTCAGCGCTGATCTGTCAGACACGATGCGGCCGGCACTATTCCAGTTGTCCTACGGAGGCGCAACGGGCGGCACTGTAATCGCACTGGCCCCTCATAAGGATAATTTCCTACTCGCCTGGACAGCCGACGAGACTTGGGTTCAGCAGGGCGACCCGCATTCAGGACCGAGGCGGCGAGTCTCAGACGAAGTGGGAATCATCGGCGCGGACGCTTGGTGCATGGTGGAGGACGTAGCTTATTTCATGACATCCAACGGGTTGTACTCAGTCGGAGCCGATGGAAGTGGGTTGACTGCCATTTCCGAGGACAAGATTCCCGAAGACCTGACGGGGATCGTGGACACAGCACTGAAGCTAACCTACAACCACGCAACGCGCGGAGTATTCATCACGACGACGACAGGCTTGGACTGGTTCTACGACATCGCACGTCAACAGTTTTGGCCGTACGATACGGGTGAGACGGACAGCCATGTTCTCATCGGCCCTTTGCAGCTTGGGCAAGCGAACAGCTTCGGACGTGTCCTGCACTTAAATGGGACCATAGCTGCTAGTAGTGCCGACGTTACTTGGCGTTTAGTGACAGGCGACACGGCAGAGGCTGCGGCGGCCAACGGCAAAGCTGCAATCACGGCATCGCTGGCTGGCAACAGCTTTTCGACCTACGTCTCGGCGGATGGAACTTGGTCGGCCGGTCGGTCAAACCTGGCATATCCGCGTACGAGGGCGGTGTTCTTGGTGCTATGGTTGGCAAGCGCGGGCAGTTGGGCGTACGAGTCTGCGAGCATTGAGGCGACACTCTCGGGGAGATGGAGATAGATCATGGCTTGCCCTGCGGTCCCAGAACAAGATTCTGGCCAATTTTCAATTAACTATGTTCACCAGGTCACGCCATACACGCCGAACTGGTGGGCCACGGACACCATCACCAACATTCCGTCCGACTCGGTTGGTTGGTTAGTCGCCCAAGGGTGGCAAATTGTCACCATTACGTATGACCGCACGACGACTCCGCCGACTGCCTACTACGAATTGACTCGTGAGTCGCTGAAGAATTGGATTATTCTGCAGTCGCTTTTGGAGGAGTATACGCGGGCGTCCAATGTCGCGAACACAAACAACACGATTCGGTACAACGACATCATCACCAGCTGGGACATAATGCTGGAAACGAGTCACGACCAGTTTGAGGCGCAATCCGCCGAGCATGTGTCCTATTCCACGCTGTATCTTGCCAATACCGACACATTTATGAACGAAGTTGACTCCTTGATCGATTTGAATCAGAGTCAACTCCTGCTCGATACGGACGATGCGTCTGACAAACTGACGGAGATGCACACCAAGCTGAGTGACCTGGAAACGAACGTCGTCACCAGCACGGCCACGATCGACGCCTTGCTGGTGACGCAAGACGGATACCTGACGACGTTTCTAGCGGATCTTGCGGCCAAGCTGGCTGATCTGGACACCGATTATGCGGCGCAATTGGCTGCGATCGATCTTCTTCTGACACAGGGCGATGCCGACCTGGCGATCTTCGTCTCGGACTACGAGGGAGAACTTGCCAACCTGCAATCTGAGTACACCACCCACTCCGATACTGCCACTGCCTTCCTGGTCGACCTGGGAGCGACGGATTTAGCTCGAATCAACGAGCAGTTCGACGCCTCGCTTTCGGAGCAGTTGCAATTGCTGACGGATCGCGGCCTTTACTCCAGTGCCGTTGCGGTGGACATCACGGCCAGGAACACCAGGGACCGTGATGAACAAATCACAGCCTTGAACGACCGCTTAATGCGTGAGAAGTTAGAAAACCAGCATAGCCTCTACGGGCAGCAAGTAGCAATGAGGGACCGCAAGCTGAACGGTGTCGACCGGCTGCAGACTCTTCGTCAGTCCGTTACCCAGTGGCACACAAGCCAAAGGGACATCCTGTTTGCACAACGCCAGCAGATCCAAGCACAACATCTGGCCGGAATTGATAAACAGAATGCTTCGAGCCAAGACGTGTCACGAGTCGCGATGTCCGAACGCGAACGGCTGTTGGGTTTCCTTCAGGATGCGGTGAATGGGGTCGTCAGCGGTAAGGGAACGTACTCGCAGATGACAGTCCAACACGGATCCACGTTGGCCGAACACAAGCATAGGGCTATCGCCGAAAAGATGAACGAGTCAGTGCAGCGACTGGCGAGTCTCCAACTGACTCACGAGGAGTGCTTGAGGCTGATGCAGTATCAGTTAGACGAACGAAACAAGATTCTCGTCGGCCTGTACGGTTTCGTTGAACGACGCGATGACGTGCCACCGAACTTCGAGGCGCTTGTGAAAATTGCAGTAGGGCTCGGGGACGCTGGCGGC